GGAGGCCTCATCAAAATTACCACCGCTATCAATAAAAGGCTGCCTCAATATCCGTTTTTGCCTGGATAGAGCATTAAGATACTCTTTAGTTGTTTGAGAAACCGGATGCCCTAATTCTTCTTCGGCCTTTTTGTATATGGATTCCATTCTTGTGGCATAACTTTCACTAAATTCCAATTCTGAATTTTCAGCATCCCACTTTTCCATCTGCTCCGTATAGATCTTTTCCTGCTCGATGGTAAAAATATCGGTATTAACCCTATCGGACGATGGTTTGAATTTAGCGTTTTCAGTAACCGTATTTCCATCCTTGTCAACTACTTCTCTTTTAAATACGTAATTACGGTTATTGTCAACCACATCACCAATTTCTTCTTCTGATATCTCTATGTTCATGGCAGTCGCAAACGCTCGCATCTGCGCCAGCTTCTTATTACGATCGTATTTAGCCATATCAAGAGCACTACGAAGGTAATTAGAAGTTTTGCCGTCTACTTTCTGAAGCAGTTTTTCAAATTCAGATTTGTTAAAACCATGCTTTTTAACATATGCCAGGAAGTCGGATATGGCGGGCTGGGCATTCACCATCGCATTGTAATTGTCTTTGGCAATCATAGCTCCAAGAGCGTTATTGAACGGACTGGAAGAATGCTCTAATATACCGAACCACCTACTTATCCAAGAAACATCGTGTTGAACCTTGTCAAAAAATTCTTTTACTCTCTTTACCTTATCTGCCGGCACATGAAGTTCGTTCATTAACTTATCAAGCAACGTACTTTCATCAAGGTCTTGTACTGATTTAATATCAGACTGAATACCATTGATGTCGG